GAGTTATCCACAGGCAACTGTGGATATTGTGGATAACATCTGCAAGTCGTTGATTCTATTGATGTTTTTCTAAACGATTACAAGTTGCTGACATATCTGGCTTTACACAATGTCCATTATGTTAAGTCAGAATATCTGAAAGCACTACACGCAACCAGCAAATGAAACTGGAATTGAAACCAGTCGGCACGATTGTGCATAACTCGACCTTAAATCTGTGGATAACCTGTTGATAACTGGAAATCGGCGGCTGGCGATTCGGCGGGATGAGAGAAGCGGATGGTGCTTTATCGGGGTACTTTGTCATCGGATTGGCATTTGGATGACTTTGTCATCGTAATGGGGTTTTGATGACATTTATATTCGTTACCAAAGCCATGCAATGAATCGGCATAGCAATGCCTCTAAAACGCATTAAAACAGGGTTTTTAGACGCTTTCATGGCTTTCCTTGTCTACCCCTAAGAAATCTCTCAAATCGCTTCTAGGGCGGTATCCAAGTTCCCACAAGATTGCGTAGCAATCCAAGACATTCTTAAAGCCAAGGCTGATGTTTCCCTTGCCAGCACAAAGCAGAATTGTCCTGTCAGCTTCAGACAGTTTGCGTCTGAACTGGACTGTCGAGGTGCTTGGATGCCTCGCCATCAATCCTCTCCAATCTTGCGATACTTCGGCACATAGTCGCCACCACCTTCAAAGGCGTGAAGATCGTTCTCCATATCCTCAAACCCTGAACCTTTGCCAAACCCTTCCTCGGCCTTGAAGCTGACAACCTTAGCAGTTGGGTACAGTGCCTTGACCTTGATGACTTCTTGAACGATCTCCTCATTCAAGAACACTTCCATCTCCTCCATGCTCCAGATGGTGAGGTCTTTGCGTTTGTTCTGTAGATTGACCGCATCGTTGACTGTCTGACAGACAGCCATACGAATCCCCTTTTGGTTCATCCATTCCACGAACCTGATCGGCGGGTTAGGTTCAACCTCATTTTCCTCAGCCCACTTCTCCAGATGGTCATAACCTTTGACCATGCCTTGAACGGCTCGACTCAACCGATCAATATCCTGAAAGTCCAACGAGTCCCAAACTCTACCCATCTGACCCCAAAACTTCGTCCTAAACTCACTGTCAACTAAAGTAATCAATCGGTCAACACCCCATTTTTCCTCATGTTGCACCTTGCGCTTATCCAACTCAACCAAAATAGCGTTGGATTGAATTTCAAAATCCGAAGCCTTCCTTCTCGGAACCTGAACCTCTGGCACTTCTTTACGTGACGCTTTTCTAACCATAACTAACCTCCATCAACAAAAACAGACAACAGACAAACCGACAGTGGACAAACCTCTTGTTCATAGACAAGAGGTGGTTTGTCCACATTTTCTCGGACAGACAATTTGGACATTTGTCTGGTTTGTCCGGTTTGTCCAGTGGATAAACATACAGTAGTGTCATGCTCCAAACCTCTCCAAATCTGTCTTCAACCAGACAAATCCCTGACCAATGACAATCTTTTTAGCGTCCACAAGTCTCTCCCTTGCACGTGTCCAAGCCTTCTGAAACGCCGCCTTATCGTCATTCGTGCAACCCTTCATGCTCCAAAATTCATCCCTCCAAGCCTCCAAACTCACGCCATACCTGTTAGTACCATCTACTTCACGATATGATGCTTTAGCCTTAATCACTTTCATGAGTGAATCCATCTCCAAACGCTGATTTCCACCACTTCCAGCATTGTTTTTAGCGTTCTTCTTTGTTGTCTGGACGATCTCAGTGTTGGCCTGAACAGCTAAAGAGGTGATGGATTCGAACCCCAATGCTGACATTGAGACATCAATTGCCACGACATCAAAGCCAATCGCAATGTCATCTGACCCATCTTTTTGCTTGGTCACGGTGATAGTTCCTGAGCCTTTAACTGATGGGTCACCAGTGTTGATGACCGAATCTAGGCGGTTAATCTCAAGTTCAGTGTCTACGGCTCCAAGTAGGGAACTATGTCCTCGCAGTCCCTTTGTTACGTCCTTACCGCTGTGATGGATGACTAGCAAAGCACAGTCGTATAAGGCTTGTAGCTTGCCAGCTTGGGTGATGAAACCACCCATATCTTCAGAACTGTTCTCGTTAAAGCCACCTCCAGACATCCTCATTAGCGTATCTAGAACGATCATTACAAGTGGTTGTCCAATTTCCTCAAGTAAGTCGTTGATTGCGCTGATTAAATTGTCAAAGTCTTCCTGTGACGATCTCAGGTTGATTTGCGCCCTGATGACGTACAAAGGAGCACCATCGGGGCTGTCATTCTTGATCTTGCAAGCCTTAATCCTTGCGCCTAGTCCTCCATGACCTTCACCCGCTATGTACAGCACCACACCTGACTGCTTAACGGCTTTACCCATCCAGTCACGGCCTGTAGCTATCGCCTCAGCCATATCAAGGGCAATGAATGACTTGTAACTAGCTGGTGGTGCATACAAGGCTACAAATGCTCGTCTCGGTATGATGTCTTCTATGAGCCACTCTACTGGCTCATCCTTAATGGAATCCCAAGACTCGACCAGAAACCGTGATTTTTGGGTATTTGCGTCCTGAGATGCTTCAACTTCAGGCTGAACAGTTAACCTATCTGGTGGCTGAACCTGATAGATTTGCGTTATCGGGGTACAGGCTCTAGCCATTGAAGCCAATGTTTCCCTAACGCCACCATACTTATTGACCCATTCAAAAGCATCTTCTTTAGGCTCATTAAGTCCCAAATCCAAGACTCTCACACTCTTAGCAACTGGTAGAAGTGCCTCCACCACCTTGGTAGCGTAACTCCAGCCTGAGACATCGTTGTCAGGCACGATGACCACGTTTGCACCTGTGAAGTATTGATTCAACTCAGGATTCCACGACCCTGAACCAGCATGACTTGTTGTAGCTACCACACCCAAACTGCCCAAGGCATCTGCCGCCTTCTCACCTTCAGTGATGTAGACAACTCGTCCAGCGGCTGTTGCCTGTTGCAGATCGGGTAGCTTGTAGGGGACAATTCTGCAATCTCCCAATTTCCCAACCCTTGAGTTGTCAGGCATGACTCTCAGAGTTTTGTATGTCTTGCCCTTGGTGTCGTTTGTCTTGAATCTTTGCTTCACGAACAGACTGACACCATCTTCATCGGTGTAATGCCACTCCTGTTGGAATGTCGGTGTCTGGATGTAGGGTAGCGGTTTGATACTTGATAGGTATTCGGGTCTATCTTGTTGGGGTAGGGCAGGGAGAAGTCCCATTTCCTTGATCGTGTTAAATACGGTGTGCTGATCGCATCCACCGTGACATTTGAATAGGTAGTTCCCATCTGCTGATTCAGTGATGGAAAGGCTTGGATGCTTGTCGCCGTTACCTTGACCGTGTGAGGGTACAGGGCAAGATGCTAAGTAACCATTCCCTACTTTCTTGGCGTTTCCAAGCGTAGTGGCTAATTCTTGTGCTGACATTTATGGCGTTTCCAATTGAGGGGACAAAAAAACCAGAGTCTCCCCCGAAACTCTGGTACTGTGAGGTGGTCAGTTATTAGCTGAACATCTCATCATCACTCATTGCTGGTGATGGTGCGGGTTTGGCAACTGGTGTAGGTGCTGGCTTTGATGCTGGCGCTTGGAACTCAGGCTCTGCACTCTCACCACCTGCCAATGCCGCTGGTCGTGCCACCCAACCTGTGATTTCAAAGATCGGCACTCTGGTGGAGCCTTTGCCTACCTTCTCAGGGCGTGAACCCTTGTACTCCACGACAGGCAATTTACCAGCATTAGCTGACAAGCCTGAAGAAGCCAGTTTGTACAGAGCCTCCAAGCCCATGTTACTTCCTGCGCCGTTAGCCGACCATTCTGCAACTCCGATCTCTTTGTTGTAAAACGTGACCTTGAAGCCTCGTTTGTGTTCGGGTGATGGTTGAGCACCTTTACGACCCAACGAGTCATCAGCCACGAATTCAAAGATGCCAGTTGCAATGTGCATCCAACCTGTTTGGATGTTATCAATGTCGAATACGAACTTACCAAGATTGAATTCACCATCTTGGTTTGACCATGCGTTTGCTTGTGGGCTGAATCGGATGTAGTTACCGTTACCGCCGCCGCCTGAGAGATTTAAGTTCATTTGATGTTTCCTTTTTAAAGTTAAAAAATGTGACAGATGTCACGGTGGGGGATTCATATTAAAGATGCTTGCTCTTGCTTGGGTCTTACATCTTCAAACAATCTTGGTTGAGCAACGGCTTGCTCAATTCGCTGGCAAGCAATGTCAAAGTATTTTGGCTCACGTTCAATGCCTATGAACTTTCGCCCCATTTGTATAGCGGCAACTCCTGTTGTTCCACTACCCATGAATGGGTCGAGGACTACACCTGAAGTCCATTCGATAAATTTGCACATCAACCCCACGGGTTTTTCTGTAGGATGAAATTCATTTTTTGTTCTAGCCCACTCTATTACATCTGTTGGTCTTTGCTTTGGAAAAAAATGATCTTGCAAGGCGTAAAAAAATGCAACCTCAGTTTGCCTAGCGTGTTCATGCTCAAGATCACCCATAGACCAATTATTTTTGACCCATGTTATGAGGCTCTTGGGTTTTGGGTAGTCATAAATATTGTCCCATCTCCCAAAGGCATAAATTGAATGAGATGCGTTTTGTATTGACCAATGAATAATTCTGTTGGCAATAAAAGAACTGTCATCATTTGCGATTTTTAAATGCTTCTCAACTCTAAAGTTACTTTGAAAATTCATGCCGTAAGGTGGGTCTGTGACAACAGAATCAACTTGTGGCAATGTGGGCAGAATGTCCATGCAGTCGCCCAAGTACAGCGTTGCATCTCCGATTGTTTCGATTCTTGTGTTCATGGGGGTGTGATTATTGAGTCAAACCTTTGTCTCTTGCAAGCGTTAATCCTGAAGATATGCGGGAAGTTAACGGTTCAATAGATTGCTTCAAGTCTTTCGGTAACAGTTTCTCCGCTTGTGCAGGAGTGATGAGTTCTTGCTTGACGATCTGATCTATGGTGAGTCCCAAGGACAAGAGTGCAGGAACAACATCTGATTCTTTTGTCCATGAACGCAATGCTCTCTTGGGCGTGAGTTGCCATCCATCAATGACAGCGCCTGATTCCATGCGTTTTAAGGCATGATCTCTCACTGCCTTGATGTAGTCCTCAACCATATCAAATTGCGCCAGCAAGACGCTAATCTGTTGCTCTGTAAGCACTGCAATTGGTGGCGCAGATGCAACCACTTCAACAATCTGTTGCTGTGCAGGGCAAATAGTCTTAGCGGGGCAATACTGACAGGCTGAATCCGATGGTGTTGGTGGATATGCAGGGTTCAAGGCATTCTCAATAGCTGGCATCAAGATGTAATGCTCCCAATCAACCAACTCCTGAATCGTCATCGAGTGCTTACGCAACTCACCATGATGGGGTTGAACAATCCACAGTTCAACAGTCGAGATGTCCCGAAACAAGTTGTTCTGATTGAGGGCTGACAGGGCGTAGAGCTTGAGTTGTTCACTGTCAGCGTCAACGTAGCCACGACCAGTTTTCAAGTCAGCAATGATGAGTTTGCGCTTCTCTTTGCTGATGCCGATAACGTCAGTCGTGCCACCCACCTTGCAGACTTGTGTGTCCTGATAGGGGATGAATTGTTCAACCTGAACACTGCCAGCACCAAGTTCATCTTCTATCTTCCAGATGGCTTTGAGATGTTCAAGGGCAAACTCACAATTCTCCTCAGTCATTGTGATGCCTTCATAGACTTGGCCTTCAAACTTTGTAGGGTCAAGGTCACCTTTGAAGCAGTGCTCTGCCAATGAATGAATCGCTGTACCTATCTTCGCCGCCTCGCCACTCTCCACATAGGGCATTTGTGCTGACAACTTGGCAGAGGCGGGACAGGCTATCCAACGTGATGATGCTGATGCTCTCAAGTTCAGTTGCTTTGTTGCCATGTGTCTCTTTCAATGTGATGATGGTTGAAGAGTAATTGGTAGGCGAGTTGCCTTATTTCGTTTGATACTGCATGACCCAAGTCTTCAGGATCAAGGAACCGTTTGAGGAACACGACTGTTGATTGGTTTTGCTTGCGTTCTTGTTCAAGTTGCTGAGACAACCAAACAATGTGGTCACGCATCACCTGACGTTCTTTGTCATCCATTCTCAATCTCCACAGAAACAAGCAATTGTTTCCTCATTAGGGTCAAACATATCTTTTTGCTCTGATGCGAATTGAATCATTGAGGCATAGGATGGACGGTCGGAACGAAACACCGCACCGCTTGGCTTGCTTGCCAGTGCCAGTGCCAGTGCCTCCATTTGCGCCCACCATATACCACGTTCAGGTTTTTCTGCAATTAGAGAAAGCACTTGAGAGCCGCCCTTGAGAAAGCAAAGATCACAATTGCCGTGGTAAGTCACGCCATTGATGTTTGGCAATTCCAAATCAAATGGTTGATTACGCCAGAACTCTCCAACTGTTTCCTTAGTAACGCCAGCAGTTACCAAGGGAATCCTAGATTTATCGGCAATCTTGGCGGCTCTACGTTGTTCATCTGCCCTCATACCAATCCAGTCCATAGTTTCATTGTGGTCAGTCCATCCTGTAGATTTCAAATACTTGTGTATGGTGCGAATCTTCAATTCAGAGGTGCAAAATCTTGTCACTGGATTGGGCAAATACTGACGTTTACGAATCAAAGCCTCAAATGGTTCGCCATTTCTGCTGGCTGTTTCGTAAGTCACTACCTCAAATGCAGGGTCGGCATCACGATATTCAAGCCATGCGATAGGAACATTCCAATTTGTCCCACAATCATGGACAAACTTGAGGGTTGCCTCATCTTCCTTACCAGTGTTAGCAAAGCAAACTACAGCCTCATCAGGCAACTTGCCATTATTAGCCTCCAGAACACGCCAAAGCATATAGGCACTGGTACGACCACCGCTAAAGCTGATGCAGGTCGGCTCAATAATCTCGAATGGATTAGCCATGCTTTGACCCCCACAAGGCGATGAGTGCGGCATCACTACGACCATCATCTTTAACACGTTTAAAGAGTGCAGTATGTTCAGGGAACAACTCCATTGCTCTGGCTCTTGAGCCATCTTTACCACCTGTCATGCCAAGACCTTTTTGCCAAGTCTGTGGAGTCATGAGAGTTGTTTTGATCTTGAGAGTTGTTAGGACTCCTTCGACCACGCCAAGAGAACGACCAAAAGAAAAAACAGATGTCACGCCTTGCCCTGCCATCGCAAAGACCTTTTCTACATAGGCTTCATCAGGGTCAAATGCTTTAATGATGTCTACCAACTCAGGCACTGACACCTGACGCTTGGCTTTGCCATTACGGTCAAGGGTGACTGTTGGCATATCTACAACACCAACAAGTTCACCATCCTGAACCAAGGCGATAGCACCGTTAAGACCAACGTCAATACCCAAGGTGCGCTTAGTCATTTTGACCCCCTTGCAGGGCTTGTAAACGGCTCTGAATGAGGGAATCTACCGATTCTTCTAGCCGTTTGATGCTGGTTACCAGTGGTATGGTCTTTCCAGTGGCGTAACGGCTGACCTGAGAGGGGTCAAGACCAGCTTGACGAGCCACATCAGTGATGGTGAAGCCAGCCTTTTCAGCCTTTTCCCTAATGGAATCAATAAGTTGCATGGTTTGTGTGTTCATGGGTGGGGATTCTATAGGACTTTGGATTGATTAGTCAAGTGGTATGTGATTTAATAACCTAGTTAAACGTGTGGGATTAAATAGGGGGTAGTTGACTAGATAGTCAACTCTGATATGATTCACCCATCAGCAAGCAATTCAAGGAGTAAACAAATGAAATGCAAAGGCCAAGGTAAAAAAGAATATGTAGTTGTCATCAAAGAAGATGATGGCTCTAAGCGGGTGTTTTCTCATCCTGTCACCGAAAAATCTGCGGTGTTTATGATTCTTGGTTCTTCATTGCCACTGGACTACGTAGCCATTCGTCACATTGAAGAACTTGGCATCAAGTCCAACAAACCTTGGACACACAATGCACCTTACAACCCTCAATTCCTTGGCGCACAACCCGCTAAAGCTGGTCAAGATTATTAAAGGAAACCACCATGAGACTCACAGAAGACGAAATAGACCAGATGAGGGCGGAGGACTTCCACCGCCGCCGTTATCAATTAAACCTTGCGGCTCACCCAGATTGCCGTGACCCTGACCATGTTGGTTGTGAACTTTGTGAAGATGATGACGAGGAGAATGATGATGACGCTTAAAGAAATATTCCAAGCCACGATTGTTGGACTGATCGTGTCCTCACCTTTTATCGTTGAGATCGTTAAGGAGTTACTGAAATGAACAACCCGCCAGCATTTCCAGTTCAAAGCGTTTACATAGAAGACCAAGAAACAAACTCAAGAGGCATGACCTTGCTGGACTACTTTGCGGCAAAGGCTATGCAAGCGTTGATTGACAACGATGGTTTATTTTCAGAGATACCAGCACAGGCTTACGCTTTGGCAGACGCAATGTTGAAAGCGAGGGAAGCATGAGTATGCAAGCAGAAATTCAAGAATTGGTAACTCGTATTGCGCCAGCCAAAGGCATTGCTGGTGGCTTCATGTCACGCAATGACATCATCCAACTCATCAACAAGGTGGCTGATGAGGCTGTCATCATCGGCTGGTCTAGGGCTGAAACCATGAGCCGAAAGCGTCTGGATAAAAAGGTCACTAATCTTGAACAAGAGATTGAGATTCTCAAGGACAGAATCAAAGACCTTGAGGTTGAACTGATTGCATCGACAAAATGAAAGTTTGGAATGCCATCATGATCGCAGTGCTTTGCGCTATGGCTTTGATGTATTTCGATTCAAAAGATAAGGAGGAACCAAATGTTAGAAACAGTCGCTTACGTGTTCTTAGCAGGGATTTTCGGCTCGATCTTGGGAGTGTCAGTGTGTATCGGGTTTGCGTTGTACCTACTAAACAGGGTAGAAAAATAGTGAAGTGTCCTGTTTGTGAAGCATGGGTTAGCACCCTTGAGACAAGAGCAAGAGACAAAAACGAAACTTACAGACGTTACCAATGCGCCAACGAGCACCGATTTACAACAAAAGAAAAAGTAGAACGAGTCATCCTTGTAACTCAACGAAAGAAAAAATGAACTGGCGAGACTTAACCATCAAATACGTCAAAGATTTGCTCAGAGCCAAGACACCATTGGAGATGGCACAAAAGGAACTCAATGAGGCTCAACTTGCCAAGTTGCAAGCTGAAACATCTGTTGAGTATTCCAATGCCATCGTGAACTACAACGAGCAAAGAATCTTCAGGCTAATGAAACGTATCAACGAACTGGAGCACTACGAATGATTCAAGACCCTGAAGATGATGCCTTCAACGAAATGGAACGTCAAAGCCTGTGGCGTAAACGTGCAGTGGAATCCACTTTGAAACTCAATCCATATCGTGACCAAGTTATTGAAGAAGTAGCCCAAGCCATTCTGAAGATGGAAGGGTTTGGCAAGGACACATTGCACAGCTTTGCTATTTACATTAGGGGATTGAAATGACACAAGATGAAATCATTGAAATGGCTAAACAGGCGCACTTTGACAGTAAAACATCGGTTGATATTTACAAGGATGACATCACTACTGGCGATGTACTAGGGTATCTGCAAGCCTTTGCCAAACTGGTAGAAGAAAAAGCAACAGAAGAAGCCAATGCAAGAGCCAACGCTTCTTGGACATTGATGTGTGAAAAGATGGTTGCGTTTGAACGTGAAGCCTGTGCAAAGGTGTGTGATGAGTTGCAGGATATTCCTGCGACTGAGCCGCATCATTGTGCTGAAGACATTAGAGCCAGAGGATAAATATGACTAAAGAAGAAGCACTCAAAATTATTAAACTTTTGTCGGCATTGGAATCGTGGTCATTTTCTGCAAAATGTGAACTGCCCGATTATTTGCACCACAATCTTTGCGAATCAATCGAAAAATTACAAGAAATTATTTTGGATAAAAACACATGAGCCAAGTTAAATCAGCATTTGAGTCCATTAACGAACCAAGTTTGTGGCTGACAGACCCCAAGGCAAAGCGTCAGAATAAGGCTCTTAATGCCGCCAATACAGAACTCAAAAACAGGGGTCTTAAAAAGCGTCAGGACTTTACTGTTTACAGCAAAGCTAGAGTTTCAAAGTGATAGTAAAAATCCGCACTTTTTATGGCAGGACTAAGGGGGTCAGAGGTGATCGCCAGACTGATGTTGTAATGGGTACGGCTTGGCTATGTCAAAAGTGTGGGGAGGTGATACTGTATGAACACCTCACCCACAAACATTACTGCAAGTCTCTAATTAAGCAGACAACACATCCAGTGCAAGCTGAGTCCTAGCAACACGGTCTTCAATGCCGTGAGTGCCACCGTTGATTTTTTTGGTCAAGCCAGTCATATCATTTTCATCAGCAAACTTGTTCAGGTTGTTTTTGTCCCAGAACCAACCAGCAGATAAAGTCGCATACTCAGGCGTTGCCACCAAGTCAGGGTTAGACACCAAGTCAACACCGATAGCCTCTCCACAGGCTTCGTAGTTCGATTTACCAGTCAATTGAATGAGGCCACGACCACGATAGGCGAACCCTTCACCTGACTCCTCGTCACCGTTACCCATGCGATTGGCGTAAACCTTATTTGCAATCTTCTGGGGGTTACGTTCATAGTTCTGACCATCTGTCACGGTAGGGAACCGTTTAGGCCAGACTCTGCACAGTGAAGCCGCCGAATAGTTGAGGTTCTCTGACAGGGCTGTAAAGCCGCCAGATTCATGAGCACATTGACCCAAGAAACAGGCTTGACGTTCAGGGGTGGAGATGTCGAACTTCTCAAAGGTGGCGTTAATGGCATCAATCCATTCACCAGCTTTGGCGGGTTTCATCTTAAGGATTTTGGCTAGTTGTTCGGTGTTCATTGGTTTCCTTTCGTTATGGTTTGGTAGGCGGCGTTGTAGGCGTCAATACAGGCGTTGAGTTGCCTTGTGTTGGCATCTCCTTGGTCTGTGATGGCGACAAGAGATTTAGCAATCTCTCTGTCAAGTTCGGCTGTTGCTTGAACGCTATTTCCGCTGGCAGGGGTGGGATTGTCGGCGGTTTGTACGGGGCAGTTGGCGGCTTTGACAGGAATCCGCAACTTGAGAGCACCAGTGTCGATGTCAGAATTACGCTTTTGTAATAAAACTTTGGCTTCATTGTTGGCCTTTACGAGTTGATCTGCTTGAGTTTGGATGGCGGTGACAAGTGCCTGTTCTTTTTGTCTGGCTTCAGCATTAAGGGCGGCAATCTCTAACTGTTGCCTTGTCACCTCGTCAGTGCTTCCCTTGTAATAACCACCACCAAAGGAAGACACCACAGCCATCAAGATACCAAGCAGTACCCAAGGGTTGAACAAACTCATTCTTTAGCTTCCATTGGTGGCTCGGCTTCTGGTTCAGAGGCTACAGCCTTGGCAGTTGCTGAAACAGCACTACGCCCTGCAACACCGCCCAAGACACCAGTGATGAAGACCATGATGGTGTTGATCTGTTGCGTGTATACCTTGTCGATTGCCGCCATTCCTGACATTGGTTGAGTCACGAATGAAACAGAATACAAGAACATGGCGACTGACCCTAAAAGAATCATCGTCAAAGAAAATATCACGATTGCCCAAATTCTGACTTCAATTTCTTCAGCAGTCATGCGGGTATTAGGTTTGAATCCAATGGTAGGCATTACTTTTTCTCCTGTTCAGGTTTAACGAGTTGCTCGGGACAAGTACCTGTAGCGGTACAGATTGGAGGCTTGCATTCAGCAAGTTCCCAATTCTTAGGGTCTTGGCAGGGATACCTAAAACGGTCTTCGCACCCTGTCAAAAACAGGATTGTCGTTAAAAGAATTAGGCTCTTTACGGTCTTTGTCACGCTGTTTCCTTTCTATGCGTTGTTCAATCTTCTCCAACTTCTTCAGTGCCTTTTGAGCATCATGCTTTGCCTCTAGCGTATCCAGCAGAAGCATAGCCATGATCGGCAACATGAACAATACGAGAACGCAAGCGGCAATCCACCCCATTACGCTTTCCCAATCTTGGCTACGAACCCTATTAGCATCCATGTATACAGGAGGAATAGGATAGTTGCTATCACGTACGCTTGCTTTTCTTGGAGAAGGCGTTCGTTTTGCTTGCGTAGCCATGAGTCATCATCTCGTTTCTTTCTTGCTTTCTCTTGTTCTGTTGCAATAATGTCTTTCATCTCAAATACAGAACTGTACAAAGCACCCATCTCTGGCGGTGCATCGTAGACCATACACTCACGAATCTGGACTACCAACTTCTCCATCTCTTGTTGAGCCAGCACCCTGTTAAGTGCTTCCTCCATCAAGTTCACATCATCAGCAAAGACCACTGTTCTAGCCCTAAGTTCAGCTTCCCTAATATGGTCTTCTAGCTGTGCTTGCAATTTAAAGAACTCTGTGAGACTCTTTACGATGTCTGCTTTGATTTGAGTTTCTTCAACAGCGACAAACTCAGATTTTTTAGGTTTAGCAACAGGTTTTGGAGTTTGAGACTTAGGCTTACCGCTAAAGAATTTAACCAGTAAGCCCCAGAAGTCAACAGCCTCATTGCCGATTGACATGACATCGTTAGCAGTCTTTTTAACTTCAACAATGTACTGTTTTGCAATCTTGAACTGCTCAACACCCTGTTGGATATTTTTGAGTAGACTGCCCGCCATGAGGCATATCGTGATTGGGTCAATTTCAGTCTCCTGTTATTGGACTTGAGCCTTGGACAGCAAATTAAACATTGTTGGGTAATCAAGTTCAGGGAACAAGCCAGTTACTTTGCCAGCTTGTCTAGCACCTTGACCAGCCAAGTATGAAGCCTCACCAACCAATCTAGGTGATGATGCGGCTAAGTATGCCGCCGCCATAGGGTTAGATAACTGACTTAACAAACCAGCAGTGCCAACAGTACCAACACCTTGAACACCTCTAGGCCAGCCAGAACTCATGGTCTGACCCGCTAATGCTGGTTTGATTGGAAGACCGCCACCGAATTGAGGTGATGTAGCTTCCAACTGGTTAACCAGATTGACTCGTTGACCATAGTTTGTGTTTACGTTGTCACGCATTACAGACTGCAACTTACGCATTCCAGCATCAGCAGTCGCCTTCTTGCCTTGAGACAATGCACGTTCAATTTCACGAACTTGCTCTGCTGTATTAGCGTACTGTTTCATTGTGTCAGCATAGGTCGGGGCTTGAGTTTGAATAGTTGACTTGATACTGTTGTAAATATCGCCAACAGCACTCAAAGTATTCTTTTTATTCAAAGGAATATCGGCAATCACTTCATCATAAAGAGATTGCTTCAATTTATCCAAACCCTCTGGCGTATGGAAGTCTTGAGGATTTGAATTCCTCCAATCGTTAATCAACTTCTGGGCTTCTTCAATCTTTGACATTCCATAATTGTTGGTGACTTTGCCCTTGTATGTGACTCTATCGGTAGCATTTTTTAATGCCTTGTCAATATCATCAAAACTCAAGATTGATTGATCTGCCTTAATGTCAACCATGCCAGACCGATAAGCATCTTGTTGTTGCTTAATCATGGCTTGCAAATTGGCTTTGGTATCTTCCAACACTTGAAGTCTGTCAGCAGTTCCACGCATATTCTCAGTGAATGCCTGACCTTTAGTGCCGCCTTCTTTACCAGCCTTGAATGCTTCCTCAACAGCCATAGCGCCAGCACCTGTAGTTCCACCAAGTACTGATGGTAAAGATTTGACACCATACTTAATAGGGGCGGCGGCAATGTTCAATGGATTGGTGACTTCAGCGCCTTTGGTAAGCACCTTACCAACAGTACTAGCTTTAGGCGCAAGTGAAGCGCCGCCAGTAAACAAAAGAGATATATCAGACAATACGCCAGCAGGGTCTGTTGCTAACGCATTTTTTGCGCTTTCAACACTTCCATACCTATCAGCTAAGAAAGCGCCCATTTGTTCAGCAGATTTCTCACCTTTTAGACGCATCTGTTTTGCTAAGTCAGACTCAAGAAAAGGCTCGCCAAGAATCTTTGAGGTTGTACCAACAAATAAAGTTCCCAAGTCCCTTGCAGTTTGCAACGGGTCAGTTACAGCCTTAAAGACATCAGTTGCCATCTTTCCCAATGAAGATGGGAAGTTCATAACAGCACCAGTCGCAACCTGACCAGCGGTTAATGGTCTTTGAGTTTGTGGTTCTTTGGCTTGTGTTGTAACAACAGATTTAGATGCCTGTTGCAAGGCATACTGATATGCCTGTGCATCAGTTAATTCACGGTCTGATTCAATATCATAAGAACCACTATTAGGAATAGTAACTTCATAAGTGAATTTAGCCATTTCAACCGCCTTTTTTCTTTACAACCACGCCAGTTGGAATCTCTGCTGGTGCTTGAGGCTGGAGACTTGATGGCCTCAAAATATCCAAAGCAGACTTGCTGTAACCTTGAACACGTAAAACACCTTCAAGTTTGTTATAGGCTTTTGAAGCAATCTGAGCCTGTCTATCAAGATTGGCTTTTGCCTGTGCTGGATTCATTCCTTTAGTTACCATAGCCTTTTCAAACTCAGCCTTTTCAGGGGCAGTCAAAGCCGCACCAAACAACTCATTGCGAACCTTGTTTACGTGATCTTGGTAACCTTGCCACCATTGATATAACTCAACATCTTTAGGGTCATTGGACTTACTAGCCCTCCAAATGTCAGCCTCACCAAGCACGTTAGTTGGATAACCAGCAAACTCAGGTTTGAATGTTGTTGTCAAATCAGTTAATTTATCAACATTACCAGCTTGACTAGCCAACTTGGTAGCGTCAGGTAATTTGATTTCCTTGCCATCAGCCGCCTTGAGAGCCGCTTCTTGCGCCTTGTTAATTTGCAACTTCAACATTTGGCGAGTTAATTCCTGAGTCGCTAATGTTGACTGTTGATACATCTGCTTATTTGTTTTATCAGACTCACGATTCATCGCAGTGTTATTGATGTTAGTGAGTTTTTCAATTGCTTTGTCCTGATCTTCAGGGTCAAGCATTGTGAAGTTTTTGGACAGTTGTTTTGCGTAAGGTAAAACAGTTGGATGAATTGCGTTACCAGTAATCAATTCATTGATTGCATTGTCACCAGTTGTAGGTGCAGTAGGCATACCAGTAGGCGTAACAACTTCCCAACCTCCTGATGGAGTGCGTTGAAGTAACTTCTCACCCTTCTTGAGTTCCTTGGTTTCTGGCGCAAGTGATTTAAGCAATGCACGACCATCAGGTGTCGCCATCAATGCTCTTTCAACTTCAGGATTTCTCTTGCCTTCAGCGTCAAACAATTGAGCTTGCAAGCCAGCCAATTGCATATTACGACCACGTTGAGTTAAGTAGTCTTGATACTTAAACTCATTCATCTGATTTTCTTGGAATTGCTGTTTTGCCTTCATCATCTCATTACGCAAAACGTAAGCAGTTTGAGTGTCACCTGACTGCAATGCGGCTTGAATGGCTTGAGCATAAGAGTCTGGATTGCTTGGGTCAATCATTCCAAGAATCTGTTGACGTTGAGTAATGCGGCGCAACTCTGGGTCTTCACCACCCAAAGCACCACCAATGGCACGACCCAACTGCTGACCAGCCATTGAGAAGCCATACTGAGCCTGTTGATTAGGGTTCAAGTCAATGTATTTCAAGGCTTGATCTTGCATAGCCTTGGCTTGAGCCTGTTGGTATTGTTGAGGAGTAGTGAACAACCCTGAGAAGTCTGGTTCTGCCATTTATGCCACCTTAAAAATTAAACAGTTTGGATGGGTCAAAACCCCATCCGCTACTCTTGCCAAAATAACTGTCAGAACCACCACCCCATCCACCATTTTTGATTGCGTCTTGAAGATATGGTGAACCAGCGGCACTAGTCAGCAAAGTTCCCCAGTTACCTAAATTGGATTGAGGAGTTCCAGCCAATGTCTTATTAGCCGCAAGGCCACCATATAACAATGACTGACCAACATTAGCGCCAGCAGTTGCGGCGTTACCGCCTAAAGAAGCGCCAAGAGTCAATGGTTGCTGACCCATAGTCTCAATGCCTTGAGTCGCATTCAAATATGACTGGAATGGTGACAATGCACCGACTTGGCCTTGTTGATACTGACCCAATAGACCAGCACCAGTGCCAAATAAACCAGCACCAAAGGCTGTTTGTTGTTGTCCAGCTTGTTGGGCTTGAGCCGCTAACTGTGCATCTTGTTGAGCCAATGCGTTGTAATAGGCTTCTGTTTCAGGTGTAGTAGCACCCAATCCAGCCGCACCACTTGGTCTAGCACCTGTAGCACCAACAGATAGACCACCACGACCAGTTTGATACAACTGATTTTGAAGTTGAGCATACTGACGTTCACGGCTAGGAGCCAGCAAGTCTTGTTGTTTAGCCATGTAATCAGCGGCGGCTTGCTGAGGTGACTGAGCAATATACTGCTGACCCAAGTTAAACAAACCTTGAGCCGCACCAGTTAAAGGCGCAAACTGTTGCTGTGCTTGTTCTGCTTGACCTAAAGCACCGCCAGCTAAACCAGACAATCTGTTCTGATAGGCTTGCATTTCAGGGCTGACGTTATAACCAGCACCAGTCAAATAGCCTTCAGGATTGAATTGAAAGTTTGATGAGCCAAATCGGGTTGTAACGCCTACAGGACGAAACTTAGCCGCATCAGCCGCTAAACGTGCAGATTCAAGTTGAGCATTGGCTTGAGTTTGAGCCGCACTCCTATTTGAGCTACCTGTTAGCATTCCACCAAGTAATGAACCACCTACTGCAAGCCAAGGCATATTATTCCCCTTTAATCAAAACTTCATCCACTTTAGACGGGTCTTTCTCGTCAGTAGCGTGAATGCAAAACCAAACAACATCGGTGATGGCCTTAACGCCATGATTCTCACCAGCAACAATCTCAATACAAGCTGGTGCTTCAACAATCTGAATATCACCATCTTTAACAACTACAACCTTACCCTTGGCAAGCACAGATAAATGACTGTACTCATGCTTGTGTTGCATGAGCATCTCGCCAGCCGCAATATGCGTTTCCTTTGCGTACAAGCCGTCAGAGAAGTGATGAGCAATCATGCTGTTCTTTGCCACATATAGACAACAATGTATGGAGGCAAGTTAGCATTTGTAGCAGATGAGCCTACAGTGCTAATAGTGCCAGATGGCGTACCAGCAGATACTGATGCCAAAGTTGGTGAAGTTGGAGTCCCTAAAGAACCACCATCACCAGCGCCAGAGTTATAAGTGGGACTAACCAATGTTCCGTTAGGAGAATCAGAGCCATTGGAGTTGGCAGTAATTGTGTGATTGTGCGCCGCTAGTGCATCACCAGTAAATGTGTGGCTATGGCTAACAACAATCGCATCAGCACTACCACCAGTTGAACCAGCAGTAAAACCACCACCATTACCAATAATAGTTCTACCAGCCGCAAATGCAGTCCAAGTACCAAAACCTAATAATGTTGCAGGATTGGTTGAAACTGTAGCCGTGTAAATTGCACCAACAGGAAATAACACTTGTGCAACAGCTTGAACAAAAGCAGTTGTAGCTAACTTGGTACTACTATCACTTGTTGATTGAGTTACAGCAGTTGTTCCAGTTGGTAAAGATGGTGTACCAGTAAATGTCGGACTTGTTAAGTCTGCCTTGGTAGCAACAGCAGTAGCAATGTTATTGAACTCAGTGTCAAGCTCAGTGCCTTTAAGAATCTTTAAGGCGTTACCAGAAGACAAACTGTCTTTAGTCGCAAAGTTGGTTGATTTGGTGTAGTCTGTCATTTTTACCTCGTTAGTTTATTTTGCCATTCTTAGATTGAATCTCAATCTTTTGAATTGACAAAGCAGAACCGTTAATGTCTGTCTCGTAACCTGTTTGAACAATCTTGCCAGTTCCAGATGCGTTGACTATCAAAGTTTGCAATGCAACTCCACTTGAGTACTCTGCAACAGTTGTTGCATTAGAACCATACTCAGCGATTCCATAATAGGAAACGCCTTGTGTTGGAATGGTTGCGTTGTCAGACTGGTAGTTAGTCTTGAAGTCAAAGCCCCACTTGAAAGTAACAGTCTGATTGCTTCCACCAATCACAATAATGGTCAACTTCTTCAAGATTGACGTAATACTTTGATCGCCAAGGTCAGCATGGTTTGTGTAGTACAACATCCGATATGCAGACGTATGGTCTTGATATGTACTGTACAAACCAATATAGCCGTTCTTACCAATGTACAAACTTCCATCTCTACGAGACAAGAATGCTGTTGGCTCTATTGAGTCCCAAGTGGTTACACGGGCAGAACCATCTTGAAGATATGCCTTGGTATCAAAACACCAGACAGATTTTGTACTTGGCGTAGACAATAAGTAAAACGCCTCACGTTCTGAATACACAGACTTGACGTTAGCCAAAGTCTCACCAGCAATGGTAGTCATCAAGTCATTGCGGATATTTTTTGACAAGTCACGTTCTGGAGCAGACTTCTCTTGAATCGTTCTCATCAAGGAACGAATGCCAGAATTAGACAAGAACAGTACATCAGTACTGGTGACTTGAATACTGTCTCTGGCAATGCAACCAATACCTTCAACAGTGTCACTCAGTGTCATGGTAGATGGTGAAGTTGCACCAGAGTAAACCAAGATTTGACGCTTGCCAAAGATGAACAAGAAACCGTTATGAGCCGCTAAACCAGTGATCTGGTCAGCGCCGTTAGGCCAAACATTGTTGACGTTCAAACTACCAGCAGTACCTGTTGACCATACATGACCTGAAATCAAGTCACTGAAGTAAACAGTTGAGTTGTTGGATGTTGTATTTGCCGCCCACAAACGACCATAAGCTGAAATGCAAATATCAGCATCAGGAACAGTACCAGCATAACCAGTTTTCTCTGAAACTCTACGGTATGTAGTGGTGCTTACAGCAGGGTCATAGATCAGTGGGTTATAGCCAGACTGAAAGAAGTATGTGATGCCATTCAAGGATGCACATTGCCAGTTACTAGCCGTGATGGTGGGAGCAGTACCCCCACCCCCATAGGTCAACTCTGTAACAACATTGCTTGCGCCTAACTTAAACAACTTGTTGTTTCCAGCAAATAGAACAGTCAATGTGCCATCAGTTTGCACAAGTTCATGAATAACCTTAACGTCATTTGCGTCAAGGTTTCCAGACGATGAGTTAACTCTTGCCCAACCTTTACGTGAACCAATACGACCATACTGGTCAATGATGCAATTAGTCGCAACCAAAGCATATCCAGCCGCTAAATCTAACGGTGAATCTTGCGTATTCAGCCCGAAAAAGCCGGGGGCTGAGATGCTACTGACTGTTAGTGCTTCTGCCATTACACCGCCGTAAAGGAATCGTTTTCAGGGGAACGAGCCAACTCTAATGCAATCATGTCAGCCATTGAAGACTTGAACATTGCATAGGCTTCAGAACTGCTTAAACCGCCATCCTCGCCACGTTCAACCAATGCCCTAGCGTATGCACCCAAAATGATTGGCTCTTTGTTTAAGAGGGTTGTATCTGCATCAGCAGAGAAGTCAGACTCAGGAACAATCAAACTGAATCTGATGTCGTAAACACCATCAGGCACAGGCCAGAACTTAACCTTCAAGTCACCGTTTGTATCTACACCTTGAACAGTGAAATACATTGGCAAGTTTTGAATTGGTGTAGGAACTGTGTAATAGAAGATGTCGTGCTGGTCGTGAGCCAATGGGGTCATCTGGTAATAACGAGTGGTGTTAATAACATCCATCGTCTTGAAACGAGTACCAGCACCAGTCAAAGAATAATTACCGACCTGACCAGCAACAGTAGTCACCGTTACGGCTTGATTAAAAGCATCCCAATCGTAAGCATCAGCAACTTGACGCTTTGCATCGTTAACGTATTTACCAATCAGGGCTGAGTATGAAGTTTGGTCAACAGTCTGCACTGTGGATTCACGTAAGCGAACCAGTACATCATTGACCAAACTTAAAAAGGTGGGTAAAGCCATTTACTTCTTTCCTTTATTTCTTGCCGAAATCGCTTTAGCTTTTGCCTT